GCATACGAGATCGCTCAGTGTCTCGTGGGCTCGGAGATGTGTATAAGAGACAGATATATACCTGATAGTAATATAACAATAATTGATGCCAAGCATCCTATATATAAAAATAGGTCCAAATTTATTATTCTAGATGTCAATGGAGGATTTTCTATCATTAATAAGTATGCGACTCAAAAGTATTTAAATACATTGGAAAAAATAAATCAAGGACTATTTTGAGAATCTTAGCGCAATTTTCCCATAATCTTCCTTAGTTTTGCCATTTATTATGTGATAAGATTTATAAGAGAAATAACGAAGTAATGTTAGGCGTTTTATATTTTAAGAGAAAAGTATATGCCAGACATTAAGGATATTCTAAAAAATGAAGACTTCGGAAGCATAGTCGGAGATTTATGCGTTGATACCCGAGAGAACCGTAATCCTCGCGAGTATATGGAAGAATACGATGGCGACAGGACTCGACGTAAAGAATCTGTCGGATATCGCGAACCGAAGAAGATCGCTGTATATTCAGAGACAGAAAAAGAAGTTGATCCCGATACAGGAGAAGAAAAGCCAAGGAGACTAGAGGATAAAACTGTAGAAGTCGCTCAAATTGTGACTAATCTACCAAAGAAGATAGTTCGTACCTCTGTTGCCTTTTTGTTTGGTGGTGAAATGACTATCACAGCTGAAGACCCAAATAACGGTTTTACCGAATTTAAGAATATCTATAAGCGTAAACTCAAGATGCAATCAGTTTTGAAAGAGTTTGCTAGAAAAGTTCTTTCAGAAACCAAAGCAGCTATTGTTTTCTATCCAGTTACCCGGGATGATGGAAAAAGCCAATTAAAGGTTAAGATTCTTTCTACTCCTAAAGATAACAATATCGAATGTGAATTCTATCCACATTTCGACGAGGACGACGATATGGACGGCTTCATCTATAAATACAATGCAGAAGTCAATGGCCGTACTTGTGAATGCGTGAAGATATACACGAAAGATGTTATCTATTCCGGAGTAATGGACGGCATTTGGCTAGTGAAAAAGACAAAAAACCTCTTTGGAAAGATTCCTGTAGTATATGCCGAAGTAGATTGCCCTGATTGGGAAGATGTTGCCAACTTGATTGATAAAAAGGAAATGAGGCTTTCCCGTTTGTCAGATACAAACGATTATTTCTCTGAACCAATTTTAAAAACCTATGGTCTTGCAAATCTACCAAGTAAAGAAACCGTTGGCAAGGAATTGAACTTCGGAATGGAAATAGACCCTGATACCGGTACATCGTATCATGGTGATGCCGACTACTTAGCGTGGCAGCAGTCCTGCGAATCCGTAACACTCGAGCTTAACCAATTAGACGATGCCATACACTCCGGAGCTTCCAGCCCTGATTTATCAATGAATAAGCTAATGGGATTAGGTAATTTAAGCGGAACATCTCGCCGATTTATGCTGATTGACGCGGAAATTAAAGCCAGTGAGCAGATGGAAATCTTCGGCCCTGCAGTTCAACGTACTGTGTCAATAGTTCAAGCAGGAATGGCTAACATCACACATACTAAGTATGCATCACAGCTAAATGATAATTTTATTGAGGTGGAGTTTGGCAGTATTCTCCCACAGGACCTGGCTGAAGAACTAAAGAATCTTGAAACAGCATCCCAATTCAATAGCAAAGAGACGATTATTAAAAATTCACCATATACGGATGATGTTGAAGAAGAGTTAGCCCGCAAGAAACAAGATGAGAAAGATACCGCTCAAAACAATTCATTCCTAGGAGCTACACTTTAACTATGCCTGGACTTTCTTTCTACGATAAACAGCATATACAGAAAGTTGCTGCACAGCAGGCCGTAATAGCCAATATCTTTAATCAGTTTATACTTTCTGTTTCCCCGTATCTCCGTAAATGGTCAGATGCGGGGAAAAACAATGTATGGATAAGCAATCAGGGAATAGAGAGTGCGGTTGACCGGGAACTACTAAACCTTGAATCAATGTTATATGCTAATATTTCCGCATTCCAAAAGGATGGCTGGGAACGAGCAGAGAGGAAGAATGATGATTTTATTTCCCTGTTCATCAAGGGAATGTCTATTTCTAGCGCAACTAAGGATGGAATGTTTACTCATAGCCTATCTGCATTTGAGGCTCTAAAGAATGATATAGATTCCAACGGTCTAAAATTGTCTGATAGAGTTTGGAATATTACACAGCAAACGAAATCGCAACTCGAATTCTATCTTGATAGCGGCGTAGTTGCCGGACGTAATTCAAACGGAATCAGTAGTGATATACGGCAAATTTTGCAAAATCCCCAAAAACGTTTTCGCCGGATCCGAAATGAGAAAGGTGAATTGGTTCTATCACAACCGATGAAAGATTATCATCCAGGGCAAGGTGTATACCGCTCTGCATACAAGAACGCTCTCCGAACATCTGCAACAACTACGAACACAGCTTATCGTAGTGCAGACTATGAACGTTGGAGTAAACAGGATTTTATACTAGGAATTGAGATACAGCGTTCGGCCAATAATCGCGGACCGTGTAAGATCTGTGATGCGATGGTTGGAAAATATCCTAAAACATTCAAGTTTACAGGCTTCCATCCTTTCTGTATCTGCTTCGCTACTCCCATTACGATGGAACCAGAAAATTTTGCGGATTTTCTGCTGAATGACACAGTTCCGAAAGAGCAGGTTATTACAGACATTCCCCAGGGAGCAAAGGATTTCGTCAGCGAGAATAAAGACGGATTGCAATCGGCTTTCTGGTATAAGGATAACTTTACCAATGATGGAGGACTACAAAGAGAAATAGTTTCCCAACCTATTACGAATGAAGTTATAAAGGTTTCTAAACCTAAACGTATCAAGACTGATGCTGAAATTACAGATATTAAACAAAAATGGAATGAACGAAAACTCTATAACAAAATAACCAACACAGAGAATGAAATACGCCTGAATAAAAGCTTTGAGACAGGAGTCTTATTTGACAAGAATGGTAATGTTGTAATCGATAAGCGCGGAGCCAAATATAGTGTTGAGTTTACGGATGAAGAATGTGCGAAGATGAAGGATTGCATTTTTACACATAATCACCCAAGAGGCTGGCAAGAGCCAGAAAAGAGTTTGGGACGAATTGGCAACTCATTCAGTCCGGCTGATATGTATCTTGCAATAGCCCATAATGTATCAGAAATGAGAGCTGTAACACCTAATTATACATTCGCTATGAAACGTCCCGAAGAAGGATGGGGAATTACAATTAGTAAATTCGAAAAGCTAGTGAATCGGGAGAATAACAAACTAAGAGCAGAGTTTACTGCTAGAATCAATAATAATACACTATCCCCAACAATGGCTTCAGTGGTCCATTATCATATATTATGGAAACGGATATCCGAAAAAATGGGATGGAGTTATACAAAAGCGAAAACTAGTTAATTGGATTCTTTTAGGAAGACGAACTCCCCTTTTTGGTCGCTTTCTTTTTTGTCATGTACCTGTGAACCATCAAGGTATTTAACAGGAATACCATTAGGGTATGCCGGGCATTTTAATTTATCAAAATTAAAATGCTTGCATTGTGTACACTTAGATATATACACATTGTAATATTCATGTCTATCTTCTATATAATCCATTCTACGCTTTAACTTAATTACAAATGTATGCATTTGATTCTGAAATAAAATATATAAGCAGGAAAAATTTACTCCCAATATATTTTAAGGAAAAAAGTATGAAGATTTTAGCAACCATCAAAGCAGCTTTGAAAAAAGCTGGAATTCCTGAAAAGTATGCGGCCAAGGTGCAAGCTCTTTTTGACATCGAAAGTGAAGAGAATCTGGATAACTATATTGGGTTATTCAAGGATAATATTCTTCCGGACTTGGTATCAAATGAACAAGGCAGTCAAGCCAGTATTGATGCTGCTATTGCCGCTTATGAGAAAAAATACGGTTTGAAGGATGGAAAACCTATTGAGACAACTAAGACTAAAAAAACTAAGAAGCCGAAAGATGACGAAGAAGATGAAGACGAGGACGAAGATCTCGAAGGCTTGCCTGCTTCTGTTGTTAAGTTGTTGAAAGCCCAGCAGAAACAGATTTCCGAGTTGGCTGCATCTGTCTCTACTGTCGCTACAACAGTCACTACTTCTACGAAGCAGGCATCTGCTAAAGCATTGTTTGCAGATTCTAAACTCCCTGCAAAATGGTTTAATCGTATTGATGTCAATTCTGAAACTTCTGTTGAAGACCAGATTAAAGAGCTTCAAGAAGAATTTGCCGAAATCAAACAATCTGTTATTGATGATGAAGTCGCCGGTGGTGATTACAAGCCTAACTCTTACAAGCCGAAAGAGCGTTCAGAGAAAGAATGGCTGGACTTGATGGAAGATGAAGAAGGTTCTGATAACGGAGTTGCCAGCCTCGGTCTGGAAGATTAATAATTAATTCATTGTATTATGTTTAGAAAAAAAGAAACTGAATTTCAGTATGCTCCCGGTATAGAGAAGATTATCGAGGACATCCAAGGCGGTGGAACCATCGCTCGTGCGGAACTGAAGGGAATCATTGACGAACTTCCTCCGCTTGTGATTGTGGGTAAAGATTCCAATGGACTTTATCATGTCGTAAAAACGGCAAAGGTTACAGCCGCCGTCGCTGCTGCTGCCACGGCAGTACAAGTCGCAAAAGGGCATCTGTTTAAAGTCGGAGAAGCAATTACAGTTGGCGGTGCTCTTAAGGGGGCGTCTGATTTGATTGCTGCTATTGATAAGAGCAATGCTTCTTATGATACAATTACCGTTGCTGGTGCTATTGGTGCTGCTGCTATTGGTGATGTGCTTATTTTGGCTAACGTAAAAGCTGCTGCTAATGCCGCCAAGTTCAAGTATGTACCGGAAGCTATTACTATGAACAAAGTAGATGTAACTGTTGCAAATCAACAGTCTGGTCTCCTTGTGCGTGGTACTGTTAATGAGAGTGTAATGCCTTACCCGATTGATAAAGACCTGAAGGCAACGCTTGGTTTTATTCGTTTTGTCTAATCCATTAAAATAATGATATATGGAAAGAAGTTTAATTAAACAAGTGAACCGTAAGAACATGGGAGCACGACTTAACTCACGTAAGGTTAAGCCGGTATTCTTCCCTAACTTCTTCGGTGTAAAGCAGAAAGATTCTCTGAAATGGGAAACTTTGACCGGAGAGAAAGGTGCTCCTGTTATTGCAGACGTTATCAGCTTTGATTCTTCTGCACCGCAAAAGAAACGTGAAGTTGTAGGTAAGATGTCAGGTGATATCCCCAAGACTGCCGTTAAGCGTGGTATGAATGAAAGCGACTGGAACGAATACCGGCAACTTAGCCGTGATTGTGAAGGTGATTCGGATTTGAAATCTATCCTTGACCTCGCTTTCAAAGATCAGGACTTTGTATATAACGCTGTTCGTGGACGTTTCGAATGGTGGTGCATGCAGCTGATGTCTAAAGGTGGGTTCACTCTAAACTCAAGCAATAATAACGGTATTGTTACCGAGGAATTTGTTGGTTGTGGTATGAAGAATGAAAATAAAAAGGTTTCTGCTGCTGACTGGGCAAATGCAAACACTGCAGACGGATTGCAAGACATTGAAGATACAGTAGTTTCTGCCTCTGCTGATGGTGTTACCATTAAGTACGTAGTGATGCGTAAAGATCGATTTGCTTTATTGAAGAAACAGAAAGCCGTTATCGAGAAAGTTAAAGGCTGGATCAATCAGAAAGAAAAGCTGACTATCTCCAAGAAAGTTATCAATGAATATCTCTCTGCACAAGAGAATACAGAAGGTGTTCAAATTGTCTTAGTGAGCCCGGCTGTTCGTATTGAAGATGCTTCTCATAATCGCACTACGATCAATCCATGGGAAGCCGCTAATATCTGTTTTTTGGAAGATTTACAATGCGGTGACATCCAACATGGTCCTATTGCAGCGGAACATTCTGTCGAGTACAAGAAGAAAGCAACAACACTGAAAAAAGACTTTGTTTTTATCAGCAAGTGGTCTGAACTTGAACCGTTCAAAGAGTGGACTAAAGCAGAAGCTAATGCCATCCCGGTAGTCAACGATCCTGATGCAATGTATATCATGAAAACTGATGCCAAGGAATGGGCGGCCGATGAAGATACTGAAAAAACAGATGAAGAGTAAACTATAATGGCAACAATCAGAGAAACAATACTGGAATATCCATCTATTGGGGATATGGAAGGCTTCTTGGATAAGGTAGTCTTCGTTAGGCGGGGTATCAACCCCGAAGCGGAATGTACTACTGAAAGCATGAAGCAAGTCGGTCTTTGTGTCGCTGATATGTATGCCATGATGGTAAACTCTCAAGATTTCAGTGAAAACAAGCTTTCTATCACTCATCCCCGTTCTTTCTATATTCAGACTGCAAAGCAACTGTACATAGAGAACGGGGAGCCGGAGAAAGCTGCTAAACTTGAGAAACGAATCATTATCAAAGGGAGAGCTGGCAACAGATGGTAAAACGGTATCCACATACAGCAATAGTTACTATTGAGGCTAACGGGCACTTAGTTAATGGTGAATGGGTTCCTGGGAAACCGGTTGAAATATCTGTCCCCGGACGCTACGACCCGGTAAGCGATGGAAGAATTGTTTTAAAACACAATTCGGCTGGTGATGAAACACAGGTACATGGCTATTTCTACTCCAAAATGCAACCGCCGGCAGATAGTAAGTTTTTGCGTTTGAAAGTTGCATCAAAGGGTATTGATGTACCGGTTATCTGTTGGGAACCTTATCAATCACATTCAATTATCAACGTATGAAAAACGGCATGACTCCCCTATTCGACCAACAGTCACTAGAACGTTGGTTCGATCACTTTCAAAACCGAGCAGAAGAAAGAATGTTGAAACTTCTACAAGGTGCTGGTGAAAAGTTTGTCGAAGTGGCTCGTAAAAGTGCTTCATTTGATGATCATAGTGGTAATCTTCGTTCCTCTATCGGGTATGTGATTGCAAAAGACGGTGAAGTGCTTACAGAAAACTTCCAAGAGAGTGACAAAGGAACTGATAAAATTACCGGTAAATATAAGGGACACAGGCTCGCCAAGGAAGTCTCGTTATCGCATACCGGTGGTTATGTGTTGGTAGGTGTTGCAGGAATGGAGTATGCGGCAGCCGTGGAAGCTAAAGGGTATGAAGTCGTTTCAGGGGCTAATACGCAATGTGAGAAATACCTAAGAGACACATTGAAGTTATTTTTTAGTAATATGTAGCTATGGATGAATTTGACGCTGTAGATATAGTTTATAATGCTGTGGCCGCTGCGGGCACCGATGTTATGATTTACAAGGACAAATCGGAAGCAGGCTTGACCAATGAACATATCGTTATCAATCATCTGCAATTGAATGAACTTGACTTTATCAATAAAGTGCCTGTTAACATCAATATCTTCGTACCTTGGAGTGATGAGAATGGTATGTTAAAACGTCAACGAATGAAAGAATTAAAGCGTAAGGTGCGGAAGTCGCTTGATTCAATCAATAGTAATGACGGTGTATGTAAAGAAGTGACAGTTCTCTGGAGTGTTCCAATGCCGGACTTGAAAGAGAAATTCGCTTGTACAAATATTAGATTAGAAATTTTAATAGATCAATAATTATGGCAGGAGAAGTAAGACCTATCGCTATGGGCGTAGGTAAAATTAAATTTGGAACAGTCGGTGACGGCGTTCCCGGTGCAGATCTCAAAGATTATCCCCTTCCGACCAAAGGGAGTGTTGCATTCAACTTTGCAGATCCCAAAGAAGTAAAAATTGAAGTGGAAGGCAGTGAAGAACCTTTTTATGTTGAACTTGTGAAAGATACGACAGATTATGTCGAGTTCTCTATCCCTACTCCATCAAATGAGGTTCTCAAAGAACTGGCAGGCGGTGAAGTAGATACAACAGGCGGAAAAAACATTTGGAAAAAGCCTATTAACACTCCCTCTATTTCAAAAACGTTCCAGTGCGAAACATTACCTAAAAACGGTAAGAAGGTCGTTTATACCATCGTGAATGGTAAGATCGCCTCAAAGATTTCGCAGGCTCCCGGATCAGAACAAGCAGAGTTATTGCTTGTTCGTGTATATATGCAGGCTGCTGTTACTGTAGACGGTAAGAGACAGACCGCTTTTATGCGCGAAGTAGTTACTATTGCCGAAGGCGGAGAAGCCCCAGCTAATGCAGCGAATGTCGAAAGCGGAGAAGCTGCTCCAAGTGGTGCGAAAAAATAATTAACGGTCCTGTATAGCTTAAGTTGGTTAGAGCGCTACATTTATTAAGTAGAGACCGGCGGTTCGATTCCGTCTACAGGAACAAACTATTGAAGGATGGAGCTGAAAGTATTGAAGGTTAGTTGCAAATAACCGGAAGTATTGCCCGGAAGTACAACGGGCTAGGCTCCTTGAGGAAATTATGAGTATAAAGAACTTATTTCAGCAAGAATCGGAATCTGTAACGGAGCAGCCTGTCAAGATTCCATTTGATTTTACTAACCGAGATTCTATTCCAAAAGGAAAGGATCCCGGTGATTGTATTGTAATAAAGCCTATCACTGTCCGGACATGGTTTAGAATTCGTCCGCTTCTCCTTGAAATTGAAAAGGAAGATATTGATAAAATGATTGTGAAAGATGGTGAGCTGAATGCTGATTTTCCAGAATTGATGAATAAATATGGAGGACTACTTCTTGATGTCGTTTGCCTGGGCATTCATAACAAGCCTAGTGATCCACCGGCATGGTTTAAAAAAGCCCTCATTGACAATACGACATGGGAGGATATACGCATATTATTCAATGCAATCATATATCGCATAGGGTATCACCCTTTTTGTACCTCTATCACGATGCTTCGGAACGTGAGCCCGCTACGAGAGACGGAGATAATAGCCGCTCGGAAGAATCTGCAAAGTTGGAAGGATATAACCAAAGCAGATTCTTAGTTATTGCAAAAGAAGCTCTAGGATTAACGTTTAATCAGACGTTGGATAGTAGCTATGGATTAATAGAGATATTGCTTCAGGAGTACTCATTTGTGATGAGACAGCGTAATAAGACGACTGACGAAGACGGAAATGTTGAAGGACGAGATTATGAGTGGGTAGAACTTCCGTCTTTTGATGACCCTAGTAAGACAGTCAGGATAAAGAAATATAACGATATTGCTGGAAAGGTCAAACGATAAGGTAATTTGCCATTGTGTTTATATATTAGGTTAACTGTTTTTTTATAAATTGGTTTAGAGTATGTTTTCTAGTCCCTTGTATCTGTGAAGATATGGGGGATTATTTTTTAATCTCCTGAAGCTTCTGATTGAGAGATGCATTATCCCGCTGTAGATTCTCAATCAATCTTTTCTGATAAGCGAGCATCCCTTCAATTCTTCCTTCATCCTTGCCCTTCTTGTAAGCAGCATTAATTTCTTCTTCTGTGTAGTTCCTTTTATTCGCTACAGATACGTTCTCATTTTCCTTGGTCATGGCGCTAATGAATAGTAATTTATATATTATAGAAAAAGGCTATCTCTCCCCTATTCTTTCCGACCAAGGAACATAATCTATTGCAACGCATTAGGATTATGTAGCAAAGGGAATTGATAGCCTATATTGTGGTATAGTAGGCGAATCAACTCCCTAATACGTTGAAATAAAAATCGTTCCTTGGTCTTAGAACACTGCAAAGATGCTTATTCTTCTCGAAATAGCCAAATTTTACCTCCTCTTTATATTTTAAGAATAAATGCTATATGGGTATTCAGAATAAAGATGGTGCGTTATATTTCGCTACAGGTATAGATAATTCAGGGCTATATTCCGGGCGTCAAGAAGCGATGGGAATCATAAAGGCAATGGCCGGTGAAATTACCGCTTTTGATGTATTCGGAGGGATTGGCATTAGTGCGGGAATCGCTTTTACTCAAGCAGCCAAAGAAGCATATAACTTCGAAAAGCAGTTCCAGCAAAGCATGAAAGAAGTTGCTACTCTTTCAAGCGGGATAAAAGGCAGTCTTACCGATTTTATGAATAGCGTTATTGATATGACTAGAGAGGTTCCAGTCGGAGCCGTAGAGTCAGCGAAAGCACTATATCAGATTGTATCTGCAGGACATGATGGAGCGGATGCTATGAATATTCTAAAAGTATCTGCTAAGGCTGCTATCGGCGGCGTTACAGAAACGGCTACTTCGGCAGATGCTATCACTACAATTCTTAATGCATATAAAAAAGGAGCTTCTGAAGCAGAATCTGTTTCTGATATGTTATTTACCACAGCCAAGCTTGGTAAAACTACAATGGGAGAACTTGGAAAGAGTATTGCTCAAGCTGCTCCCATTGCCTCGTCCTTCGGTATTGATATTGAAGACGTGCTAGCAGCTGTCGTATCAATAACCAAACAAGGTGTTCCAACAGCCGAAGCGATGACTAAAATACGTGCGGCAATTATGGGAACGGCTAACCATTTAGGTGATGCAGCCTTTTCCGGACGTTCTTTCCAGGAAGCATTACAGCTGATCTATAACGAAGCAAACGGAAGTACTACAAAAATGAAAGAATTATTGGGTACCGACGAAGCTTTACAGGCTGCACTAATGATAACCGGACAAAATGCAGTAGGTGCTGCGTCCGATCTGGAACAAATGAAAAATGCAACAGGTGCCGCAGAAGCTGCTTTTATAGAAATGTCCTCATCAGCCGAGAATCAAATGAAGCTTCTTGGTAATAATATAACAGCTGCCCTTCGCCCGTTAGGAAAAGAAATCTTAAAGGAAATATCCAGTGCAGCGCAATCTATGAATGAAGCCTTTGCTGACGGAAGCGCTCAAGAAGCATTGAAAGAAATAGGAGCATTAATAGTTGTTGTTACGACTGCCCTTGCAGGATACAAAGGCAGTATTCTTGCTGTAAGTACTGCTAAGCAAGTATATGCAACGGTAACAGCAATTGTAAATCGACAGCGTGCTATTGAGGCCGCTGATTTAGTCCTAAAGAAAGGCTTGTACGCTATTGAGGCAACAATGATTGCAAAGAATACATCTTCTCGTATCTTATTGACAAAAGCCCTCAAAGCTCAAACTATTGCACAACTAAAAAATGCTGCTGCAATGTTAACTAATCCTTATGTATTAGCAGCTGCCGCATTTGCAGGGCTTGGGTATGCAATTTACAAATGTGCTACAGCAGAATCTGTCTCCGAAAGAGCTATAAGAAAGCATAATGCTGCTATGGAGACTCAAAAAAAACATTTTGATGAATTGAAAAATAAGGCAGAAAGTCTTGTCAATATTATAAGAGATGAAACATCCAGTCAATTTGATAAATTAAGTGCATACAAACAACTTCAATCTATAATGCCAAATGTTTTAAAAAATCTTGATTTAGAGAAGATTAAAACAATGGAACTCCATGATATTTTAAAACTACTCAACAAAGATAAAAATGAGCAATATGTAATGGGGATTAAGGTTAGAGCTGTTATGAAGCAAGAAGAACTTGATGCAGCTACCGCTGAATGGCAAAAGGCTATCGATGAAGCTGAAAAAAATAGAAAAGATGGTATTGAAGATCCAGGATTAAGTATAAGAATTGGACGATTAGCCAAAAAGAAGAATGAAGCTGCAGAGTCTGCCCGTCTTGCAAAAGAAGAAGTAGAGAAAATAAATGAAATTCAGAAGAAAGCAAAGGAAGAACAAAAGAAAGAAGAAGAAAAAGCTGCCATTCAAAATAAAGCCTTTTGGACAAAACAAAAAGAAGATGCTACTAAAGCATTGGAATCAATCGCTTCAGCACAAAAGAAGCAAATGGATGCCGGAAAGTTCAAAGGGATAGATTCTGCTGTGGTAAAGTCTTATAAAGAAAATGTCAAGAAGCTAAAGGAGGCTGAAAAAGAATTAAAAGTCTATGATTCATCTTCCAAGAAGGATGACCAAGCGAAAAAGCTACGTGAAGAACAGGAGAAATATAAACTCCTGCTAGATAAGCAGAATAGAGAGCAACAGCGTATGAAAGAAGACTCTGCAAACCAACTAGAGCAGCTTGAAATAAATAAGCTTAAAGAGAGCAGTGAAAAGGTTCTAAAACAAAGGGAACTCAATCATAAACTAGAATTACAGGCTATTGGTCGCGAAGCTGAAGACAAAAAGTTAAAAGTGATTGAAGATGCTCGTTCCGCCTTTGATGCTAATCCTGACAATAAAGATAAAATCTTCAATGCATCAGCATATGTCAAGTCAGAGCCAGTAAAGAAACAGTTTGATGCATTTGATAAAGTTGCTAATGAAAAAAAGGAAACTACAGATTTAAAGTACAATCGTGGGGATGATTTAGCTGATTTGCTGAATCAGTATCAAGACTATACGGACCAACGCCTTGCTATTGAACGAAAATTCAACGAAGATATTGCCACCTTGCAGGAACAACGTAAGCAAGCGGTTAAGAATGGAGATACAGAACAGGTTGAACAAATTGATCGGTCTATTGCTCAAGCAACAAAGAACAAGGGAATGGAATTGATGGGCCTGGATTACGATAAGTTGAAAGAGTCTCCGGAGTATGTTCGTGCATTTGAAAATCTGAAAGAAACGTCTTCTGAAACTCTTAATTCTCTGCTTACTCAATTAGAGAATGCAAAGAGTACGGCTGCCAAAGTTCTTTCCCCGGACCAGCTTCGCGAATATACTAGTACTATTCAATCAATTATGGATGAATTGGATTCACGTAACCCGTTTCAATCATTATCTGACAAGAAGAAAGAATTAGCAGAAGCAGAGGAAGAGTTAGCTAATGCGCAAATGGAATTAGAGAATGCCCGTCAGACTGCCGAGGCTGTCAAGGGTGGAGCACAAATAGAGAATGGTGTCAAGTCCTCAAAATTCAACGAAAAGACTGGTAAAATTGATTCCACAAAAGCTTATCTGACCGAGGCACAGGCTTTGGATAAAGTAAAAGAAAAGACTTCGAGATACAATGAGGCGAAAGATAAGGTAGTACAAAAGGATGCAAAGGTAAAGAAAGCAGAAAAAGACGTAAAAGCACAGTTGGATGAATTATCAGACGCATTAACTGATGTTGGAAAATCAATCGGTGGACCGGCCGGAGAGATTATTTCTTTAATTGGTGAAATAGGAACCTTTGCATTGACTGCTATGAGTGGTGTTGAAATGGCAGCAGATACATCGGCTAACGCTATCAGTACAGTTGAGAAGGCATCTGTTATTCTTGCTGTTATTAGTGCCGTTATACAGGTAGCAACAAAGATTTTCAGTATGTTCACTAAGGACGATACGACAGAAAAATACGAGAAAGCGAAAGAAACGTATGAATCCTATATTAATATTCTTGATCGGATAATTGAGAAACAGCTGGAGTTAGCGGAGACCTTGACAGGAGATACCGCAAACGCTGTTTATGAAGCTGCTATTGCCAATATCAAAGAACAAAGCGCAAATGCCCGAGTACTGGGGCAACAATACTTAAATTCTGGTGCTTCTGGAAAGTCACACTCAAAGGGTTATGAGATGAAGTAGATGATATGTCCGGTGAAGGTTGGAAACAAGCTGCAGAGGCATTAGGCATGTCCGTAAAGGAATTTAAAAAGAAAATGGGTGGTCGTATGACTGGATTATTTGATTTGACCGATGAGCAACTTGCGGAACTTCAGGAACATGCCGGTATCTTCTGGTCTCAACTTGATTCAGACACGCAGAAATTTGCAGATCAAATCGCAAATGGTGTCGGGCAGGTAGCGGAGGTGCTGGAACAGCAAATAGCTGATACCACGCTTCTTGATTACAGCTCTCTTCGTTCAGACTTTCAGGACTTGCTTAATGATATGGACGCCGATTCTGCTGACTTCGCTGATAACTTCGAGGAATATATGAAGAATGCCATCGTAAATTCTATGCTTAAAGAAGAATTCATGGACAGCTTAATGGCTTGGAGAGAAAAACTTAACAATGCTATGGATGACGGTGTGACTGAAGATGAGTATAATGCACTGAAGGCAGAAGGGCAACAGCTCTCTAATGAAATGAAAGCAAAACGAGATGCAATGGCAGAAATGTTCGGCTGGAATGATAACGACGATGAGCGTGAGGCATCAAAGAAAGGATTTGCTTCAATGTCGCAAGATTCAGCCAACAAACTAGATGGAAGCTTTGCTGTAATGACTTCGCATACTTATTCTATAAATGAGGAAGTTAAGAGTATTAATTCAGGAACAGAGAAAATAGCAGAGAAACTGTCATATCTAATAAATATGGATAAGAATATGGCTGAAATGCTTCGGGGTAATGATACTATTGTTTCCCATTTATCGGATATCTCCAATTACACATCTAACCTTGTGGAAATAAGAGAGTTCATGTACGCTGTAAAGCTGGGAATAGACACGTTAAACACTAAAGGTATAACATTAAAGCGATGAAAGGGCAATTATTGATTGACGGAATAGAGGCATATACCAGCTTGGGTATATGTGTTACAAAGGGAAGTTATAATAATCTTGTAGCATTTCCTGCCATGAAGGAACCAGATAAGAATGATTGGCCGGAGGAGGATGGACAAGAATTCGATCTTTCTTGTCCTGCATTGGATACGGCCGAAGTAAGCATTGAATTTGCGTATATAGGCAGTTTGGGTATTGGTGGATTGATTGATATACTTTCTGACTTAAGCTATCATGAATTTTACTTTCCTTTCATTGACAGGAGTTATAAGTTACGTCTGTCTTCCCAAAGCAGCTATGTTATTAATCCGAGCCTTGAAGTTGCTAAATTTATTTTTAGTAACGACTTCCCCCGAGAAGTCGATTACGAATACCAGGAGCCCGTAAATGAGCTTCCAATGCCTAAAGGTTACGAGATTGATGACAAAGACTTATCCGATTATGGCGTAGTCGTATTGCAAGGTAGTAATGCTGAAATACTAAAGGCTCCGACGGTAAAAAAGAACCTATTACAGAATTTTAAGCGTCAAGACGGAGCAATCTACGATGGTGAAGTTGTGAAATTTCAGACGAAAGAAGTATCTCTCAAATGCCTAATGCGTACCAGAACAATTGAAGCATTCTGGCGTAATCACGATGCCCTACTCCATGATCTCACAAAACTGTCTGCCAAGGTCGATGATGAAGGATATGAGTATTCCGATGCGGAACGTATATTTTATTGCGATGAGTGGAGTGAAAGCTATCCCTGTTATTACAAGTCCTGTCAGACAAATACTTTTATGCTAAATAATGGTGTATGGTGGGAGTTCACTTTAAAACTTGTTTTTACCAGCTTCCGGATCGGAGAAACGGAGTTCTTGCTTGCATCCGAAGCGGGTGAGTTTATCATAACAGAGGATGGAGAATTTTATATTGATTTAAATTGAAGAGGCCATGGATGAAAAAGAAATGAATGGAATCGTAATTAAAGGAGAATATCATGAGGCGGTACAATGGGACCTGGAAGGATTCAAATGTCACAAATGTTCCCTTTATGAAGTTTGTGATTGTATAGCAACTTGTACATTATCAGATATGTCTCTTTGTGAACATATTACTGATAACAAATTGTCTGTGTTTGTCAATCGCGGAAAAGTGAAAATAGAAAAAGTATAGAAGCCATGCCATTAAAAAAGAAAAGAATATCAGAATTAGATGAAGCTAACGACATGAAAGGCTTCTTCACTATCGGATACCGAATTGTTAGCGGTGTTAAGACTAGCCTTAAATTCGGGCTAGAGAAGATTCAGACGGCATTAGATAATATGCTCAAGGCTACGAGTGATGCACAAATAGCAACTACCGATATGAGGCAGTTAGAAGCCACAGTTGAAGAGAATGAATCGACTCGTGAAACCGCTGAATCCCGTCGCAATGCTTCCGAACAATCCAGGCAAACTGCTGAAACCGAACGTTCTCGTGAAGAACAGGCACGGGAAGCAGCTGAATCCGTTCGTATCACTAATGAGAATGCACGTAAAACCGCTGAAAGTGGACGCTCTACTGCTGAAACTGCACGGGATAATGCAGAAAAGAAACGTGTAGCTGACGAAGGTACACGAGAATCTAACGAGCAGGTTAGAAAAGATTCCGAAATAGGAAGAGGCAATGCCGAATCCGAACGTGTGGCTAATGAGAATGCACGCAAATCTGCCGAAACTTCCCGTGTCTCCGAAGAAGATAAAAGAAAGACTTCCGAAACAGAACGTGTTACGGCTGAAACCGGACGTTCCTCTGCTGAAAATATCAGAAAGCAAAATGAAGATGCGCGTAAGACAGAAGAAGCGGCCCGCGTAACTGCTGAAGATAAACGGGTAATTGCTGAATCCGGACGTGTTGATACAGAAGCTAAACGTGTGTCGGATGAACAAACACGTAAAAGTAATGAAGATGCACGTAAGACCGCTGAAACAAGTCGTTCTTCTGCTGAATCGGAACGTGTGAAGGAAGAAGACAAACGAAAAACTGCGGAGAGTGGTCGTTCTTCCGCTGAATCTACCCGTGTTTCTGCCGAGGATAAGCGGAAAGCAGATGAAGCGACAAGGGAAACGAATGAAACCTCACGTGTGGCTGCCGAATCTGAACGCGTTACCGTCGAATCTGAACGTGTATCTGCCGAAACCGCCCGCAAGTCAGCGGAGACAAACCGTGACTCCGAAGAAGATAAGAGAAACGCTGCTGAAACTTCCCGCGCTACGGCTGAAACTTCCCGTTCGTCAGAAGAAGACAAGAGAAAGCAGAATGAAGATGCGCGTAAAACTGCAGAAGGTACTCGCGGATCAAATGAGGCTAAGCGTGTAAACGCTGAAACGGAACGTGTCGAAGCAGAGTCTCAACGTAAGTCAGAGTATGCCGGTATTGTGCAGGAAATGACACAGGCAACAGAAGAAGCCACGGCAGAGCTTGAAGCCGTTAAGAAAGCTACTAACGATGCAAATGCCGCTAAAAATGCGTCTGTTGAGCAGACAGCCCTTGCTAAGAAAGCCACGGATGCGGCTAATACTGCGGCTGGTAGTGTTAATGCAGCTAAAGATGCTGCAACTACTGCGGCTGCAGGGGCCAATGCTGCTAAAGCTGAATCAGAAGCTCAAACCGCCTTAGCGAAGAAAGCGACAGATGAAGCAAATACGGCCAAGGATGCATCTGTTGAGCAGACAGGTTTAGCAAAAAAAGCGACTGACGATGCGAACGCTGCTGCACTGGCTGCTAATAATGCTGTATCGGGAGTTGATGCAAAAGTGAAAGCTGCTGTCGATGCACTTGTTGCCGGTGCTCCGGATGCTCTCGATACACTTATTGAGTTAGCGAACGCACTTAACAATGATCCTAACTTTGCCACGACGATGGCAACAGAGCTAGGAAAGAAACTTAATATTTCTGATATTGTTAATAATCTGACAAGTGGAGGGACTAATAAAGTGCTTTCTGCCGAACAAGGAAAGGCATTGAAAGCAGCTTTGGACTCCCATAACCATGATAGCAGATATGAACTGATAATCACTAAACTGACCGCCTTTAACAAGAATTTCGGTACGACCGCCGGGACTGTATGTGAGGGTAACGATTCGCGTTTGAGTAATGCACGGCCTCCATTAGCGCATACGCATAAGGTATCTGAAATCAGTGATTTCCCTACCTCAATGCCTGCAAGCGATGTGCCTGCATGGGCGAAGGCTGCTAGTAAACCTAGTTACACAGCAAGCGAAGTAGGTGCATCTCCATCTAATCACAATCATGCAGGGGTCTATCAACCAGCAGGAAGTTATGCAGCGAGTTCGCATAAACACGGAGCAACGGATATTACTCCGGATAGTACTCACCGCTTTGTTACTGATACAGAAAAAGAGACCTGGAACAGTAAGGCTGCGGGAAACCATAATCATGATTCTACGTATCAACCAAAAGGGAATTATGCAGCTTTATCACATAAGCATTCGGCATCTGACATCACGGATGATTCTATACATAGATTTGTCACAGATTCGGAAAAAGATGCTTGGAATAGTAAAGCGGCAGGAAATCACAACCACGATTCAGTATACCAACCTAAGGGTAGTTATGCTGCAAGTTCTCATAAACATACAGCGACGGACGTTGAAGAAGATTCGACTCATCGTTTTATGACGGATGCAGAACGTACAAAACTTAGTGGAATAGCCTCCGGAGCTAATAATTACTCTCATCCGGCTTCTCATCCAGCATCAATGATTGAAGAAAGTACTACAAGAAAATTTATGACTGATGCAGAGAAAACTTTACTAAGTTCTCTCGAGACTACGTATGCTTTAGCTGATCTATCGAACGCAATAAGCGTAAATCTATCCTTGAACGGTTATGCAAAATTTAATAATGGATTACTTGTACAATGGGGCAGAGTTGGAGGTTCATCTACAGCTTCGTATAGTGTGACTATGCCTACATCTTTTTATAATACTGAATATAAAATATTTGCAACTGTATATAAGCCTAGTAGTGACTCCGCCGTATATTCATCATCTCCTTTGGCAATAAATAAAACAGTTAGTAGATTTTATTTGAATAGAAATTATGCAAGTGGGGGGACTACTGGTTTATCACAAGAATCATGGGACTGGTTTGCGATAGGTCGGTGGAAATAAATTAAAAACAAATATCATGAAGTATTGGAAAAATGGATTCTACGATAAACCGGTAGACGGTTCGGTAGAAATTATGGATGAGTATTACAATCAACTATTAGCAGGGCAATCAGCTGGGTTGATTATAGTTGAAAGCAAGAATGGCTACCCAATATTGGTAGAATATGAGTACGACATTGAAGAAGTGCGAAAAATGAAAATATCTGAAATACAGATGTTTGACAAATCGGCCGATGTCAATTCTTTTAAAATTGAAGGGGAAAGTGTATGGTTAGACAAATCCACACGTGTTGGATTATTTAACTCAATTTCGATTGAGAAAAATGTAGGGAAAACGCATACAACCCTATGGTATGATGCAGTGAAGTATGTTATCCCTATACCTAACGCTTTAGCAATGTTGAATGCCTTAGAACTGTATGCACTCAACTGCTACAATGTGACACAATCTCACATCGCAGCAGTCAGATCATTGCAGACAATTGAGGAAATTGAAAACTACGATTATACGATAGGGTATCCGGAAAAGTTGAGCTTTCTGGGATAACCAGTTTTGAAGCTGTATGCTTCAATTTCTTCTTTTGTCTCTAATTGACTAATAGCCTTCGTATGCCTTTGTGTCGTGTCATAACACGCAAGGGTATACAATTCTAACTGTTGTAACATGTCAATAGCTCTTTCGATTGATAAGATAAACTTTATATCACCAATCCAGATACTTGTTTCAGATCGTCCGGCTTCTTTCTCAATATTGATTGAGTTCATAAGCCCCACACGGGTACTTTTGTTTAACCAACCGAATACGTCATTAATACTGAATTGATTTACTGTTTCGGATAAATCATAAAGTCGCAATTCATTTAGTTTTTGCGCTCTGGTTTCTTCGATAGTAGCTTCGTGCACAACTAAGATCGGATATCCCTTTTGGCTTTCAGCTATGAGTAGCCCGGCCGATTGTCCTACCAATAACTCCTGATAATGTTCTTCTGTAATTTCTACCGAACCATCTATAGGTTCGTCATAAAATCCTTGTTTCCAATACTTCATGATATTTGTTTTTAATTTATTTCCACCGACCTATCGCAAACCATGTAAAATCCCAGCCAGTCCAAACGATAGCCGGAGTTGAATTTATTCCACGGGTAAGGAATTTAAAATATGATTTATTCTTATTCTTAGGGTCATAACCCGGAGCATACACAAATGATTCACCTGTAACGTTTATCCCTCCAGTAAGATAAACGTTATAATTAGTATCATAGAAGCTGGTAGGGAAATACAGACTAGTTGTCCCCGTTGCTCCGGCTCTTGTTCCCCATTGCATTAATAAGCCATTACTATACTTAACATATCCGTTTTGTCCTAAACTTTGACTGTTTACTTGAATTGCATTAGTTTCGAGAGAACTTAGGTGAATTAAACTACATTTTGAGTGATTTCTTTTAAATATTTTTCATTTTGATTTATTTCGTGACAATGCCGTTGATGTTGTGTGTTATATATTATTTTGGCAATGATTCGTCTATCATTTCCTTACTTTTATGCCTATTATTCAACACATTTCTATTTGACGTTTATATTTTAGGATATAATTCTAAAGGTGATATGATTTTATATAATGGTGATAAGGAAATAAAAATCGAAGTAAAGGATGAAAGCTACTCTTATGAAGCTATCATGGGAGAAGATACACTCACTTTGTATTTTTCTCATCCGGGATACTTGGAAATACCGGTTGGCTCTTGGTGTGACTTCTACGGAAAGCGTTATTCTTTGAAGAAGGATAGCAATTTCAAGAAAAACGGTGAACGTAACTTCGAATATACATTGATTCTGGAAACTGGGAAGGCTGATACGATGTTGTGGAAAGTACGCCATACCATTGACAGAAGTATTAAGTTCTCATATACAGCTAAGGCACACGAACATCTACGTCTACTTGTTGAGAACCTGAACCGTCGGAGTACCGGGTGGAAAGTCGGTGATTGTATCGAGGGAACGGAGAAAGTAATCAACTACAATCACACCTATATACTTGACGCTCTCAATCAACTTGCAGAACTATATGAAACAGAATGGCAGATCACTGAAGAAACTGTGAATGGAAAGCAAATTAAGACTATCCATCTGCGTAAAGTTGAGTATAACAAGGAGAACCCTTTGAAACTGTCGTATGGTAAAGGCCACGGCTTCAAGGTCGGTGTTGGTAGGACTTCTGGGGATATACCACCCGAAATAATTTTGGTAGAAACTACAGATCGCAATATTGATTATTCTACATACGGATCTAAATACCTGTTACTTCCAAAGAATAAGACTCTTGTTTACGAAGGGAAAACGTATAAGACAGATGCGGATGGAACTTGTGTCATGCGTGCTGATAAAGAACTTACAACAGCAAAGGAAGATAGTCTGGACTGTACAGCTATTTATCCTTCCCGTGTTGGTACTGTTAGTTCTGTTATTGAAGTGAACAAGGAGAATAACTTCTTTGACTTTGTAGATAAAGACATTCCTGAAGAGTTGAATTTCGAAGATTGTCTCATAGCAGGAGAAACAATGACGGTTATTTTCCAGACTGGTATGCTTACAGGCAAGGAGTTCGAAGTAAAGTATATCCATGAAGCGAAAGACAAGAAAGAGGCACGTCGATTTGAAATTGTTCCGCAGGAAATTGATGGTATTACTATGCCGGAGCCGGAAGTCTGGCGACCGAAGGTTGGTGATACATACGCAGTGTTCGGAATGCAATTGCCGAAGGCTTATATCTGTAACGATAGTACACAAACGGGTGCGAGCTGGGAAGCTTTCAAGGAAGCTGCTAAATACCTCTATGAACATGAAGATAAAGCATTCATATTTACCGGGACATTGGACGGTATTTGGGCTAAAAAACGCTGGTTGGAGATAGGCGGAAAGATTGTGCTAGGTGGATATGTAAACTTCTCTGACACACAGTTTCATCCGGAAGGTTCTCTTATCCGGATGATCGGAATCAAACGTTTTGTGAATAATCCGTATTCACCCGAAATTGAATTGTCTAACGAACCGATAGGCACGTCTGTTTCAAGTGATCTGAACAAGATCGAAACTAACGAGGTGACAGTTATTGAGAAGCATAAGGATGCACTTCAATTCACAAAGAGACGGTTCCGAGATGCGAAGGAAACGATGTCTATGCTTGAAGATGCACTGTTGAATTTCTCCGGCTCTGTCAATCCGATAACCGTTTCAACCATGCAACTGCTTGTAGGTGATGAAAGTTTGCAATTCCGTTTTGTCAATTCAAAAACGAATCCGGTTCAATTAGCTCATAATATCACCTATAATGCCAATACTAAAATACTGAACGCTCCGGCAGGAATCATTCAGCATTTGACACTAGGCATTAGCTCTCTTTCTTCTTCCCACAAGGCAGATGAATACAAGTACTGGGATATGGCTGAATACAATTCTCCGGTGCTTATTGATCCGGTAAAGAAATATTATCTGTATGCCAAAGTTAGCAAGGAGAATCAAACAGGGACATTCCTCTTGAGTGAAACGGCTATTAAAATGGAACAGATAACCGGATATTATCATTTACTCACTGGAGTGCTTAATAGTGAGTATGACGGTAGTAGAAGTTTTGTCGAATTATACGGATTCACAGAGATTCTCCCGGGACGTGTAACAACAGAACGGATTATTTCGCCGGACGGAAAGACGTACTTCGATTTGGTAAAAGGGGAAATAGGCGGAAATATTCAAATTAAAGCCGGTTCCTCCGGATTAGAAAATCTATCTGAATGGGAAGATGCTCATCAGGAAATAAAGGATGCAGCTAAAGCGGCCAAGGATGCTGCTGATTCAGTGGAAGGACTTCATAACTATATAGATGGAGCCTTCGCTGACGGAATTATAGACGAAGCAGAAGCAAAAGCTATTGAAAAGTATATCAATACTGTCAACAATACCAAACAGGCTATCGAAGCAACTTACAATAAACTCTACACGAATGTTTATTTATCCGGCTCTGCAAAGATTAGTTTGCTCAATGCTAAGGTTACATTGATGGGAAGTATTGAGAACCTTATAAATGCTATCAATACGGTCATCGCTGACGGACAGGCCACTGTAGAGGAAAAAAGAGAGGTAGATAATAAGTTTACTCTGTTTAATTCAGCCTTAGCGACTTTCAACACAGCTGTTGAGGAAGCTAATAAGGCAATACAGGATAAACTAAAGGAATATTCCGACGAGGCACTGAAACAAGCGATACAAGCTTTAGAGGACGCTGCGAACGCAGCCAAGGCTGCACAAGATGCAGCCGATTCAGTCGATGGCTTACATGACTACGTAGATGGAGCTTTTGCTGATGGCATTATTGACGGGGCGGAAGCGAAAGCAATAGAGAAGTATCTGAATACAGTTAAGAATACGAAATCTGCCGTTGAAGCTACATATAATAAACTATACGTGAATGCCTATCTGGAAGGCTCTGCTAAAACAGATCTACTTAATGCTAAGGTTTCTTTGTCAGGTGCAATTGATAATCTTATTGCTGCAATAAATACGGCTATTGCAGATGGACAAACGACTGTTGAGGAAAAAAAGAATGTAGATGATAAGTTCGCTTTATTCAACTCTGCTTTAGCCAGTTTCAATACAGCTGTTGAAGGAACAAACAAAGCTATTCAAGACAAATTGAAAAGCTATTCAGATGAGTGTAGTGCCGATCTGAAAGTGCTCAATACTCAAATCTCCGCACAAGTAACTCGAGTTGATAGCTTGACGCAGCGGATAGATACTGCCGGGTGGATTACCACAGCAGACGGCAATAAGATATATGCTTCTAAAGAACTGGAAAACGGCAATACGCTTATATCCTATATTAACCAGGCAGCAGGTGAAACGACGATTCACTCTTCAAAGATTAACCTAGAAGGTGCTGTTACAATCACCGCACTGCATAGTGACCTGCAGACAGTGATTAACTCTAAAATTGATAGAGACGGATTAGGTAAGTTGGCATTTGAGGATGCAGTTGAATATGCGAAGTTAGGCACTACCATTGTGGTAGGCGGTTACCTGAATACTGATTTGATAAAGGTTAGGCACATTGAAGCAGTTTCCGGTTTTATTGGTGGCTTTACCATTGAAGGTGGTCGTCTTGTTTGGACACGTTCAGGGTACTTCGGTGGAACATCTCGCAGTTTGAAATTAGGCTCCGGAACATCAAAAGAAGGTGTTGTAAATGTAACATTCGACGCAGCTACCGATGGACGATTTGGAGTTGCTGCGATTGGCTCAAATTTAGGTGGGGCTTGTATTTATGCGTCGAGAAATCTTAAAGAATCAGACCGGAGTTATCCACAGGCAAATACAACGTATGCCGGCTTCTTTGATGGAGGTGTTTACGTGAAAGGAACATTGTCAAGTGAATTGTGCTTAGCTGATAATTTTGGCTGTATTACATCTAGGGATGGAAATGGTGGGATTAACTATTACCAAGGTATTGATTTCGATTTTGGTAGTAATATGAAATTCAGAAAAGGGTTATTGGTATCAATCGCTTAATATATAAATAATTATGAAAATCAATTTAAACAGGCCTTTACTCGATTTTAAAGGCAATGAAGCTATTAAAGTAGTCAACGGTAAAGAGGTAAAGCAGTATCTCCGTGATATGGTTTCAGAGGCATTGTATGCAGCAGGTTCTAACCCTCAACAGGGTTTGGATATGTCGAAAAAGTTGCGTGCGTATAAAATGTTACAACAGATTATTAACAATCGTGGTGTACTTGATATAGAGACAGAAGATGCAACCTTATTGAAGGAAATTTGTGCAGATTTCTTTGTATCTGGTGCATACGGACAAATTTATGATTTAATAGAAGGAGGAAACAAGGAATGAACATCACAGCAACTAACAGTACCGCTACAACTAAGGTTACGGAAGCTATCAGGGTTAAATACAGAATGTCAACCCGTGGCACCGAGGCAGTCAAAGATATTACTGCCGAAATCATTAAGGATGAAACGACTGTCGGATTCTTCAATGCATCGCGAAATGGAGTAACCGGCTTCTCGTTACATGAGGATCATGGGCTAACCTCTGGCGAAGTGAAGAAGGTATTTCAGACAGCCATTGACGATTGTGGTGAGGTCTTGAAATGAAGTATTAATATTTTAGATAAATGATTATGGATTATTTCAAAAACTTACTTATTGGATTGATTACCGGCATAGCTGCTTATCTCAATCCTATCTCTGGGGAGATCAAAAGTCTTATTGCAGTATTTGCTCTTAATTTCATTTGTGGACTGCTTACTGCACTCCTTATCAATCATGAGAGTTTTTCTTTTAAAAAAGCTTGGAGGTGTATCGTAGAAGCAACTATTTTCTTTGCCTTGGTTAGCTGCATCTACTTTATAGGTGAACACAAGGGAAATCCGGAAGGTGCGCTACAATGTGTCTCATTTATTACGTATAGCGTTTTCTATTTCTACGGGGTGAACATTCTTCGAAACATAAAAGAGATTCTCCCTAACTCTAGTAATGGTTACAAGGTAGTAGCTTTCCTGCATTATGTACTAAGTGTCGAGTTTATAAAGAACATACCATATTTAACGAACTACTTACAAAAAGGAGACGCAAAATGAAAACTATTGATGCAATTATCATCCATTGTTCTGCCACACGTACCGGGCAGGATTTACATGCAAAGGACATTGACCGTATGCATAAACAAAGAGGGTTTAACCAAATAGGTTATAACTTTGTCATTGACTTGGACGGAATGGTTGAGAATGGGCGACCGTTAAGTATTGACGGGGCCCATTGCAATACCAAAGGATTTTCAGAGTCTTCATATAATAAGCATAGTGTTGGCATCTGTTATATCGGTGGCTTAGATGCAGCCGGAAAACCTGCTGATACACGGACGCCCGCTCAAAAAGCTAGTTTGCGTGAATTGGTCGCGAAGCTCTGTAAGGAATATCCTATAATTGAAGTGCTCGGACATCGTGATACTTCGCCCGATCTGGATGGCAGTGGAGAGGTAGAGTCTAGGGAATATATCAAGGCATGCCCCTGTTTCGATGTACGGAGTGAATTTTCTAATTTTCTTCGTAATACAGTGATCCGACCATGAAAGCGCTAATCTATATAACCATATTCCTGATGTCGGGAATATGGTTTACTTCCTGCAAAACTTCTCGTAATATCGAGACGCAGAAACAGATTGACTATTCAGGGGATTTCTTGTATTTGCGAAACTTAATTGAATCACTACGGCTGGATGTGAATAAGCAAACGAAAATTACTACAGACAAACTAAGTGATCTGAAGATTGAAAATACAACTGTTTACTTGTCTGATCCGGATTCAACAGGGAAGCAATATCCGGTCAAAGAAAGTACTACCACCGCTTCCAAGCAGGAACAGGAACGAATAGAAGTTGATGAAACATTATCCATTACTTTGCAGCAGTTATCGAATCGACTTGATACTATTAGTAATAAGGTTAATGTTTTGCTGAATCAAAAAGAAACTGTCGTAGAACTATCATGGTGGGATTTGCATAAGGATAAAGTGTATATAGGTATAATAGGTTTGTTTATTGTGGGGTGGTTGGTTTATAGGTGGAGGAAAAAGTAGCACATTTGCAATGTTAATATGTCAATTATCCTATGTTTGGCAGCATAATTATCTAATTAATTATCTATTTAATTTCCGCTTCTAGTAAATTACGTTACTTTTGCAGCATAATTACGTTGTTTTTGTGCTAATACTACATAATGCAACAAACTATTTAGGATTTTATTTGTAGTAATTAGTTAATAACAGTGTCTTTGATATAGAGAAATAAATAAGTCTTATGAATAAAATATATGCATTTGATTATATGCTATCCTTATTTGAGGAATGGTATAACGAAGAGAATAAGGAGCAGAATAGAGAATTCAAAAACTGTTCTAAGTTGTCTATGCTTAAACTTTTGTTTCTGACTGCAGTTCCTAAGGGAGAAGATACTAGAGACCTTTTGGATACATTTGATAATTTCTGTGCTCTCCCCTATGGGCCTGTTGAAAGTGACATATATAATGCAATTCAAAAAGACAATCTGCCTTCTTACGTTCTGACAGAAAGATCAATAACGAAAAAAAGAGATATCACATTGCCTTATAATGAAAATGACTATCTTCCTGTGAAGAATGCTGTATATGCTTTAAAAGAAAAAAACAGATTACTTATTTTATTGAACGCTTTTGATTTAGTGGAAATTACACATAAATGGGATAGTTGGAAGCAATCTATAAATTTTGCCAAGTTAATGGATATGTCAAGCTATAAAATGACTATAGAATCAATTCGAAGCGATAGAAATAAATACTTTGAATAAATAAACAAGGATGAGCTGTATACTAGAACAGTGTTATAATCAATTCATAGAAGAGTTTCCTGAATCTTGGCTTCCAAATGGTAGTGAGGATGAATCAGTGTTTTTTAATAAGAATGTTCAGGTAGAAAGCTTCTTTGAAACGTGCTTTATTTTATTAAGTAAGTCCATTATTTGTGGTGAGTATATTAATGTTCATAATTTCATTGATGTCTTGAATCGCTTTCTGGATAAGACAGCAGCAGCAGTGGAGTATGCTCCTCCATTACTGTCAGAATCAGGAAGTGAAAAAGTAGATAGACTATTATCACGGTATAGAGATTTGAACTACTCAATTTATAATGCGCTGAAGCATTATAATTATTTTGTAACAGTTTCCAAAAATAAATTTAATACTGAAGAGAATAGATACAAATATGGATTTTACAAACTGAAGAATATCAAATCTACAGATAAAATTCTTAAATTATTCTCTGATATAACGATTCCTCTATGCTTATTTGATTATAGGTTTCCTATCGGTGAAGATGAATTTCACAAACTGCTTTTAAGTAGAAACAGATTGATGGAATATATAAGTGAAGGTAGTTCGGAAAGAAGGGCTATTTTATCTATATTACTTCATAAATGCCACTTTATTATACGTAAGATTAAAAATGCTCCTTTATATATAAACTCTGAATCGAACATTGTTTGCATAAATCCAGCAGAATTAGATGTTGGCTATTATGATGAGTTTGTTATAGAGGAATGTAGTTCAGAAGAAAAAGCTAATGAACTTTGGAATGATATTAATAGTATTAATCCCAAATTGAAATCGTTTGTTCTGTTGATGAAATATTATAAACAAAATCTATCTGTAAAATCTGATATTGCTAAGATGGACTTTGTTTTAAGAAAGTACTCAGCCATTTATCAAATAAAACGAGATTCACAAGGATTTATCAATCCTAGTAGCTCAATAGAAGAATATGATAAATTTTCATTAAATTCAATTTTAAATTTCTTGCATAATTGTCGTTTTTCTTTTTATACACAAAAGTGCGAACCTAATTTAAAACAAATAAAGGAAGAACTTAGACATATAGAGAATATACAAGCAAGAACTGGAGTGAAAAACTTCCATCCATACGAGAAGGCTATAGAAGCTATTATTAAATGCATTGAATTCCATATTGGGAAAGATGATTTTGATGATAGGCTTATAGAGGATAAATTGGAAGAACTTGATCGTGTAATTCTTTTATATGAAGAAGCTTATGAATGGAGTCGTTCTCATCAATTTTTCCCTTTTCAATTACCTTTTGGAGAATCAATGTATAGTGCAGGTGATGAACTTATTATGCTATTCGTTCCTTCGGCTTATGCTAAATATATTAACTATGATACATTAAAAGAACGATTAGAACAATTTAATAGAACTAAGGAGTATTTGAGATTTCGTTGTGATTTATCTATTGAGAGAAAAGAGATAACACAGATCAAAGATGATATTAAAACTTCGGATAAAAAAGCTTATGATTTAATTGCAATATTTACTGCCACTATTACTTTTCTTTTTGGAATTGTAAATATATTCATAAATAACACGACTCTAAATTTATATCAATTGATAGCTAATACTATTGGATTAGGGGTATTACTATTACTTTTCGCATCTTCGTATCTGTTTATTTCTCCTTTGTTAATTCAAAGAATGAATTTGCAGAAATATATTTTCACTAGGCGTTTTCTATTTGGTCTAATATTAGTCGCATTGTATTTTATGTTGACTTTCTTTCTGTATAAGAATAGCCAATCAGTAATGATTAATGCAAATACTATTCAAGATGTAGTAAAAGACACATTGAATAATGATAACGAAGAACCAAAAGTGGAGATACAACAATTTAAAGCATTAAAATGAGTAGCATATTTTGTAACTGATTGAGGGTATGTCAAAATGAAGTGACGCATCCCTTTTTCTTTTACCCATTCAGTAACAATCACTGCCTTCACAATGTAGAAATTTACTCGTTATCGAAAAGGTCTCTCTGATTCGGGGCTTTTCTTTTGCTTATCTCATTTATATTTCGTATATTTGTGTACAGACGTGGATGTCTGTTGTATCATCTCTCTACGGAAAAGTTGCTAATTTTCGAAAGCGAGAGACAATACGCTATTTACTCCAAAAGGAATGAGCCTCGACTAAGTGTAGTCGAGGCTTTCTAATTATTATTTGTCGTATATAAAATAATCATATATATTTGTCCAAATAAAATTGATATACTATGGAATACTTAGATGAATTTAAGGAATTTGTAAATTACTGTAATCAAAATGGTAAATATGTTGGTTGGGGAAACCCTAACTCTAAAATACTAATAGTGGGTAAAGAGTCTGCAATGGAAGAACCTGATGAGTCTTATAACAGCAATGCATCTATGTGGGATAATCATGTTAGTAATGATACAATTATGGAGTTATGTCATAAAGTAGAACAAGATGTTAACGTAGCAAAGGGGTGGGGTGTAAATACTTGGAGCAAGTATCAGAGATTAAAAGATTATATCTATGGCAGCGAAGGGTTTCACAATCGGTATGTTGATTTCCCAACTCAAATATTTACTACCGAGATAAATGATACCCCTAGTCTCCGAACTGCTCAAGCCGATAAAAGTGGAATTTCCTCACGGAAAGAATTATTCCAGGTATCCTCCTTTATTCAAAGTTTTCCTGTGATTATATTAGCATGTTCTAATTATATTCAGAATAATGACAATATTCGCGAGATAGATAAGATTTTTGGTGTCACTTATGACGGTGATGATGTCGGTAGATTTTTGTTTAATAAAGGGAATTGGTTTTATACTCATCATGATGCCAGTGGTAGAAAACTTGTAATCCACACTCGTCAGCTAAGTGCGGATGTAAAGGATGATATGTTAAAGGAGATGGCAAAAATAATAAAAAAACATTTGGAAAGGCATGTTTGATTTATTAAATCGCTATAATAAACAGGGATGTTTAAAATTCACAATTGATGACAATTTGAATAGAGAATGTGAGAAGGCTCAAATTCCTGATGATTGTTGTGGAGTGTATATTGTATATGGCTATTTTAAAGGGACGAAGGTTCCAGTTTATATCGGAAGTTCGGGGCATATAGAAAATGGAAAGACAGTGCATCGCAAAGGAGGACTAAAAAGACGAATAATTGGGAAGCAGCAAAAGACTCCTAGATGGAAACTGTGGCCTGAAAAAATGCGTGCGCTATCTATCTTCGAATTGGAAATATGTTGGTATAATACAGAAAATGACAATCCGTTACTAGTAGAATACTGTTTAATATTGGAGTCTGTTATACAAAATAAAAGATTACCTCTTTGGAATAGCGAATTAAAATTGAGTAGGGAATTGAAAGGTGAGTTTGAAGATTTTGTAAACAATAATAATATTGAATGTTTAAAAATATAATATGGGAAATAAATGCGATCATAACTTCGTTCTTGAATTATGATATTTTTGTTATTAACTTAAATAAGTCTCCAGTATGAATAGAATTATAATTATTGGTAACGGTTTTGATTTAGCTCACAATTTAAAGACTGGATATAAAGATTTTATAAATGATTATTGGGATACTGTTGAAGAAGGGATTTATGATAAATACTGGCGGTTGTTAGACCAACAATATGGAGGGGGCAAACACCCTCTTAATGACTATGAAGATCAGTTTATAAAAATTGGAAAAGAATATGATAAAACCGGAGTTAATAAAGTTTGTTCTTCTTATAAAGAAGATAGTCCTTTATGGAAATTGCATACACTAATTGATGAGCATAATAATGATCCTAGTTCAAATGTGACAGTTACTTTAACGTTCACAAATCATTTTTTTGAGCGTATATCTCATCAATGTTCTCTTGTGAATTGGGTAGATATAGAAAATGAATATTATAAGGCATTGAAAGAGCTACTTCAAGAAGAAAATTACCAAAAGCAAAACGAAAGTATCCATACGCTTAATAAAGAGTTTGATAGTGTAAAAAGATTGCTAGAAAAATATTTAACTAGGATTACTGAAAACACAGAACTGAAAAAACATCAATCTATACAAGATGCTTTTTCAAGTTATGTAGAATTTGAAGAAGTTGCCACTTGTAAGCAAACTGCATTTATTAACTCTTTTTTTTCTAATATGGATATACGTTTTGATTTTGACATTGACCGGCATGGAGATCTTTCATATAATGAATGCTTGACAAAGGATGAAGAACTGAGGTACTATATTGATAAGAAACTTAATAATGACAATTTTAAAAAAGAGAATCTTATACCAAACACCTTGATTCTAAATTTTAATTATACAAAAACGGCAGAAAAATTATATATTAAAAATGGAAATGACAAGATTATTAATATTCATGGAGAGCTTAACAATGAAAATAATCCCATTATATTCGGATATGGTGATGAGCTAGATGATGATTATGAAAGAATAGAGAGATTACAGAATAATGATTTTCTAGAGAATATTAAATCTATACGATACCATAAAACAAGAAATTATAGAAAGCTTTTGGAGTTTGTTGCATTAGGTCCATATCAGGTCTTTATAATGGGGCATTCTTGTGGAAACTCTGATCGGACATTATTAAATACTTTATTTGAGCATGATAACTGCCTATCTATTAAAGTCTTTTATCGACAGTACGAAGATGGGACAGATAATTATATTGATATGATAAAAAATATATCTCGTAATTTTAATAATAAGCCTAATATGCGTGATATAGTTGTTAATCGAGAAAGTTGTTCTCCTTTGGTGCCTGTAAAAAAAGAGGTAGCCGAATAAGCTACCTCTTTCAATTATAAATAGTTTTTTCCCAGTCATCCAACACTGTTACATCCCACCGAGGAAGATCCGGATTAATATAGGTTACAGACCTACCATACACAGAGAAACTTTTTCCAATAAACTCGTCGATAGCTTCATCTTCCCCTTTTTGAAGACAGATATTCATAAAAACATGCATTTCTTCCCAGTTTGTAGGCCCAATGAACAAAGATTCAATGAGCCTACCTTTTACAGGAGCTCCGACAACCTGATCTTTAATTCTGTCAACCAAAGAAACTGCTTCTTCAAATGTCATACTTGTAATTTTAGAGCAAAGATATAAAAAAAACAGATGCCCTCTCCCCTATCATATAAAAGCTATTTCAATCTGTGGAATTTCAGTATTACATATTTCAATTCTATTAAGAAAGATATTTTTGTAATTCTTCGATTGCCTGTGATGCACTTCGAACTACCACATACTTATTACGGCATGATTCCGCTTGTTTTTGAAACTCCTTCTGTTCTTCTGACTGTTTCCCTACCCTCGTTTTAAACTCTATACAAAGAGAAGCAAAACCCTTTTTGGGAATAAGTACGATCACATCAGAAACACCTGGCTTTACTCCTTGACGTTTCAGGTTAGCAGCTTCCCGTACATGACGACTTCCACCATTCGGAACGGCAAATATAAGTTTGTCAGGTATATTAGGAAAATATAGAGGAATAAGTTTAAAGAACTCTGTTTGTATGCGAGCTTCCTCGTTATTATGTACTTCTTTTGAACGTGGAGGATTACGCTGATCTGCATAACAATTATAACACATAAAGCCGGTATCGGTTTTAATAACCGACACCGTTTCCTTTCCACATAAAATACACTTTTCTTTAGTCATTAATTCAAAATAAGCTAAATTGTATTGGTCTTCTACCTACTGCTGTTATCGTTCTCTCATGAATCGGACATTGCGAAGCATACGGGCATCTTCCTGACATAGCAGAAAGATGCGCTCCATGCCATTCATCCCAATCTGTTACATTATTAGCGGAGAGGAAAGTTATCAGCTTCATACAGCAGAAACCTCGTTCTTTCTCTTGACCTCCTGTAACTTCAAATAACCCATTGCTCTGTGGACGCTTCATTTAATTCTATATTATTTTTGTTAATAGTTAATCCTCAATGAAATATAATTTATTCATATCAGTTCTTGTTATGGGATAATTAATTCGGGATTATCATAGATATTACCAATCACGATAGTATCATCCATTCTTGTAAGGTCAGATTGCCCGAAATAGAATAAATTTCGACCATTAGATAGTTGAAAGCGGCAATTATCATATAGGATAATTGCAGTATATTCTTCTGGTTCAAAACCAAATGTAACAGTGTGAAGAATATCCCCTTCATAGATCTCCATCCCTTTCTTGTCTAATAACCCGGTGAATTGTCCTGTTGTATTCAGAATAACTTCATACCGAATCATGTTCCATACGGCAGCTTTGTCCGGGCATATATATGCCTTGCCGTTTAGCAGAAGCAAACTGCCATACAACCATTCATGAATCCCAAACCTAGATTTTCCTCTAAATTTAATTGTTCTCATTATATTCTTTTTTGATTGTTGTTATACGTTTATTTTTGCACGGGAAACACTCCCCAATTTTCCGCCTTCTTCCATCCATGTTTTATAGCATTTATCACAAAGAGAGTTGCCATATCCTGAAACATAGCGTTCGCTCCCTTTGGGTATTGATTCAGCGCATATAAAACATTTTGTATCTTTTCGGGCTACTTTCTTTGAGAAAGCATCTTCGCCTTGTCTTTTTGCATGATAAGCCATATTTATTCCTTTCTATTTAATCATACTTCTTTATTATCGTCTTCTTTTCTTTCCCGCCCGTAAATCGCCCGGACTATTTCAGCAGCGTAATGTCCTATAATCGCTGATATAGGTACCATTAAAAACCATGCAAAGTCACTCATATCTATACTGTTATTAATCAATTATTTCAAATGTCACTTTCACTTTTTTACAGCGAAAACCTTTCTTATACATCTGTTTCCATGTCAAATTAGTTCCGTCCAGCCAGTACCTGACGCAATCTCTTCGGTAATATTTTTGAGTATTCATCACAAGTGTACCATTTGGGTAGGTTATCATGTACATTATATCTTCACGCATATCGACTCCTTTTTATTCTTGTTATACTCTATTTATCTCATCATTAATTCGGAACATACTGTCACTTATAAAGTCGTATATCTTGTACATTAGTTCCGGCTCTTGCTCCTTTGGAGAATAAACCATAACCCTTTTACCAGCACCTTTCATCCATCCGGCTTCTGTATTAGCTGACCGCCCACAAGGAAGAACCATAACACAGACATCCGCCCACTTCATTGCATTAAAATCTAAATCAAATCCTTTTTGCGCAATCGGGTGATTGAGTGCCTCTTGATATTGCTGAGTACTCCAATTCTTCCAATTAGGGTCAATACTCGACCACGAAAAGCCATAACTCATGTCACCATTGGGATGGGTGAAGTCATATACTTCGTGACCTTCACTTCTGAGAAACGATACAACGTCTTGTTGATATGAGTTTCTCCAACTACTTGCTACGTAAATCTTTGCCATATTATTTTTTATTATTACATTTGGACTTCATTTGCAATGTTGCAAATGATTAATTTTTTTAATTATGAAAAATTTAATTAGAAAAAGCATTCTATAGCTTTACTACCGTACGGCTATGGCAATGCTTAAAATTGAATAGACGGTAGGCTGGGACTTTGTGCTAAACTGTATTGACCTTTTGTAGTGGTTAATAGAGAAAATTACTTAGCACAGCTAAGTCCCTAAAT